AACGCGCTTGCAGTAGACGCATTCCCAGTAACATCTCCTACGAGGTCTGCTGTTACATTTGCAAAAGTCACTGAAGCGGAAGTGCCAACAGCCTGTCCAATAGCAACCGTTGGACTTGAGCCTTCACCAGGAGTATGCGTTACCGTGACACCAGTGCCTGCGGTTAGGTCGTTTACATAGTTGCCAGTTGTATCAACACCCAGGGCGATGCTGTTCGGCTGAAGCGTTGTTGAGATATTTACGCTTGCAGAACCATCGAACATGACCGAGCCAGAAACATCTCCACTCAATGCGATTATGTGGGAACCAAACAAATTTGAAACAGTGTCGTTGTACCAGTCAAGGCCGTCAAATGCTAAAACATCGCCAGCGTTTGCGTTGTCAATGTATACATTGTCCAGTTCTTCAACTGTTAGGAATTCTGGTGTGAGCGTTACCTGAATCCACGAACCTGAGTAATATGTATAAAGTTCAAGTTCGCTTGAGTTATACCAAAAGTCGCCGACTCTTATCTCGTCAGTAGGTTCCGTGTCAGAGACTGTAATGAAGTGGATTGTTTCGTTAATCCAAGCAGAAGCAGAGTTCTTGTAAACAAGGAAATCACCCTCTTCTACGTTGTTAATTGTTACATCACCAATGTCATTGAGGCTGTTGATTGTTGGTATTGACGCCCACTCAACTCCAGCAGATGCTGAGCTACTTGCTTTTAGGAAGTAGCCTTCTGCTCCAACACCCAAACGAAGAAGATTGGTTCCATCAGTAACGAGCAAGTCGCCTTTGGTGGTGAGTTTGCTTACAAGTTCGTTTGCTTCGTCTGCGTCATTGGCGGTGAATACTGGGTAAATAACCGAACCAATTGGGTGCTCGGATGCGGTGGTGTCGTCTTGGGCTCTTGTCAGGGTTAGGGTTGAGCCAGAAATCGTTGCCAAACACTTTTCTTCATATATCGAAGATGGTCGGATTACTACGTAAAACGGGATGCCAGCAATGGATGGCCATCCAGTTGTTGCCGCAATGTCAACAGTTGTGCCAACGTTCGTCAGCAGCGTTGTTGTCGTCGTGTTGCGCGCTGCACCCGAATATTGTTTGCGTGTAAATGCTGCCATGATTACTCCTAGTTTACTTCATCTCAACTAATGAGAGCCTGAATACCCCAGTATCCAGCTGTAATTCCCTGGATTGGGTCTGTGTCATAACTTGCTGTTTCGCTTGAATGGCCTGTTCCACTCGCGGTTCTTGGTGCGGTGTGCAATCCAACTGCAGTGTCTCCTGCGGTTGCTCCACCTTGACCAGTTGCAGTAAGCGGTGTTGTTATTAATTGCGTTACTGATTGAGAACTCTGACCACTTGCTGATGCGGTTCTAATAATCGTTAGCAATTGAGCTAATGATGATGAACCAGTTCCATTTCCACTTGCGCCTCTTGGTGCAGTATGCAAACCGTTCGCTTCATCGCCAGCCGCGGCCCCACCAAATGCTGTTGCCTGACGGAGATTGCTGTGAAGACTTGAGGCAAATGAACCGCTTGTTCCGGAACCATTTGCATTTCGGAGATGTGAATGCAACCCAACTGCTTCGTCGCCAGCTGTTGCAGAACCAGTACCCAAAGCTGTCCTGAGGTTTGAGTACAAGATGGTGTTGTTTGAATTTCCAAAACCAGAACCAGAAGCGGTTCTGATAAATGTTGTGACGATTGATGTCGCCGAATCTCCAGTTCCATTTCCATCTGCTGTTCTTGGTGCAATATGAAGACCATTTGCTGTATCGCCTGCAGTCGCACCGCCAGAAGCAGTTGCTGAACGAAGATTGCTTTGTAGAGTCGCATTGCTTGAACCGCTTATTCCATTGCCGGTTGCAGTTCTTGGTGCTGTATGCAGGCCAACTGCAGTATCTCCAGCTGTGGCAGAACCAGAACCAGTAGCAGCTCTTGGTGCAACGTGTAGACCAGTTGCTGTTTGACTTGATGTTCCAACAGATACAGATGTTCTATAAAGAATCTTGAATTCATTCGTGCTCTCCGTGCCAGAGCCAGAACCAGTTGCGTTTCTTGGAGCTGTGTGCAGGCCAACTGCTTCGTCTCCAGCTGTCGCTCCACCTGATGCACTTGCGGAACGAAGATTGGTATAAAGGATTGAGGCACTAGAGCCACCAGTCCCTTCGCCAGTTGCCGTTCGAGGTGCGGTGTGCAATCCAATGGCTTCATCGCCAGCTGTTGCCGAACCAGAACCTTGAGCAGTTCTAATATTCGAATATAGAACCGAGTTGTTGGATGAACCAAGTCCAGAACCGTTTGCAGTACGAATGAAAGTAGTGATAATTGAAGTCGATGAATCACCAGAGCCAGAACCGTCTGCAGTTCTTGGTGCAATATGTAGTCCGTCTGAACTTTCAAAACTCTGACCAGAAGCATTCGCTGTTCTAACAGGAGTCTTAATTGAAGACGAAGTTGAAGAGCCATCACCATCTCCGCTTGCGGTTCGGATTGAGGTATGAAGGATGAGTGCTTCATCGTTGGCGGTCGCACCACCGTCTCCGTATGCAGTTCTCAGTTTTCCGTACCTGAAAGATGCAAGCGAGTCAGAGACCCCTGATGCAGAACCGGTTCTATGAACAGTTCGCAATTCACTAGATGTTGACGAACCGACACCATTGGCAGATGCAGTTCTGAAGAATGTTGCTCTTTCTTCAGATACAGATGAACCTGCCCCATCAGCAGTTGCTGCTCTTGGTGCAGTGTGCAGTCCTGTCGCCGTATCTCCGGCAGTAGCCGAACCAGAACCATATGCCGTTCTGAGATTTGAATGAACAATTGCGTTATTTGACGAACCAGTTCCAGAAGCAGATGCTGTTCTGAGATGGGTGAACAGTTGAGAAACTGATGAATCTCCATCACCAGAACCGCTTGCTGTTCTTGGTGATGTGTGTAGACCATCTGAAGACTCAGATGACTGTCCTGCAGCAGAAGCTGTTCTAACAGGTGTCTTGAACGAAGATGAATTTTCAGAACCGCTTCCAGAAGCACTTGCGGTTCTAAGGCTTGAATGAAGAATTAGGGCAGTGTCACCTGCGGTTGCAGAACCTGAACCTTGAGCGGTTCTAAGGTTTGAGTAGAGAATTGAGTTGTTAGATGTTCCAGAACCACTAGCTGAAGCAGTCCGGAGATGGGTATGTAGGGCGAGAACAAGCGAGTCGCCATTTCCTGAACCAGTAACACTTCTTGGGGAAATAATGAGTCGTATTGCAGACTCGTTTGACTGGCCGGATGCGCTTGCCGTTCTTGGCGAGGTGTGTAGACCAATAGCGGTTGAATTGCTCGTTGCGGAACCAGTTGCGGAAACAACGGATGTTCTAACTCTGGTTGAAGATTCGCTTGATGTCCCAGACCCAGATGCGCTTCTTGGCGCGGTGTGTAGGCCAATTGCCGAATCTCCAGGCGTGGCACCACCACTAGCAGTTGCAGACCTAAGGAACGTAATGACTTCGCTAAGGTTGGACGAGGAGCCCGTTGCACTTCCAGATGCCGTTCTTGGTGAGGTATGCAAGCCGTCGGCAGTGCTATCTCCATTCGCAGAAGCAGACGCTTGACGTGGTGCAGTGTGAAGTCCAATCGCTTGGTCCCCAGCTGTTGCGGAGCCAGAACCAGTTGCGCCACGTGGTGATACATGGAGCGAGATGACTGTATGACTGGATATGCCAGACGCTGACGCAGTCCGTATTGCCGTATGAAGTTGGGATACGGAAGAAGAACCACTGCCAGCAGCGGAGGCATTCTCCGATACTGTTTTAAATCCTACATAGAACGACGAGGTCCCTCGGAATGGTTCCGAGAAACCAATTATCTCTTGTTCATCCATGAGGGGTTACTCCCCTCTGGCTTACTCGAGTGTCAGCGTAAGGGAAGTGATTTCGAACGTGTCGCCAGCAGTAACTGAAGCGTTCGCAGAAAGAGCACCGTACCAGAGGCAGTTACCAGCAGTTGAGTTATCCCACAGCGACCAGTGCGAGTATGTCTCTGTAGCAGCAACGAGCGTCCACTCAACAGTTGCAGTTGATGTCTTTGAGCCACCAGAAGCGGCACCAAAAGAAACTGCCTTGCGTGTTGTCTCGGTTGCTGGGTTGCCAGTTCCGTTTTCGCCTGGGTCTCCAAGATGAAGCTTGAGATAAGTAGCAGAAGCCGAGTATGCAGAACCCGAACCGTCCAAGGTATCGAGTAGCTCGTTTTCTAGGAAGTTTGAAATTGTCATGTGATTGATACCTTTTTGCTAGGGACCGGTTAATACCGCTTGCTACAAGAATACACCTAAGGGGTGAACTCTATTTGAACTGATAGGTCGGCCCCTGGATTTAATGACCCTATTTGGTCAATGTCAACTGTTAAATAATCACCAGTCGTCAATTCCGTAACGTTTGGTGTTGAAGTTGAGACGAGAGTTTGTCCTGCAAAAATTTTTGGCCTGCTTGCCTGGGTAGTGAATATTGTCGTTCCGTTTTTGTTCACGTCTATCACTAGGTCAGACCCGGTCGGTGCGGTACCAACCGAAGCTCTTACGTTCCCGATTGTTATTGGGCCAGGAATGTAAAATTTTGCTCTTCCCGTCCCGGTGCTCAATGTTCCCGGAACAGTGAATACCTGAACTTGATACGTAAACTGTTGAACACCGGGTGCGCGTGTCGTGGTAACAAGAACTCGGTTTGGGATTTCAGTTGTGATTACTTGGACTACGTTTTCGCCTGTCATCGCGTCACCTCTTGTGAAAGAATGAAGTCGCCCTGCAGTATTCTGTCTATTTCGTTTGTTGGCGAGATTATTTCAATGTCGTAAACACCAGACATGGTTATTGCTCGGGTGTCCTCGGCCCTTATAAAAAGGGTTATCGTTCCATCCTCCGGGTCTGGGTTGCCGAGCGTAATTCTATTTGTAGCAAGATTCTGGGTCGTCAGTTCTGTAATTGTTGTTGCCGACTCCATATATCTTCTGACTTGCATTCTTGCGGTATACCCGGTGAGGTCCCACGGAAGAAACTCTGGGCACACCTCAGCTCCGCCGCAGCCATTGGCGTAGTCAGGATTTGTGTACTGCAGCGTCAATTGAAGGTCAAAAGTTGACCCTTGCTGACAAGTGATGTTGTATCTTCCCGCGACCATTGACACGGCTTTCTCCAATCATTGACCTACAAGATTGTAGATGAGAACACGCCGGGCTGGTCGGCAATCCGCCTTACAAAACTGAAGCGGAGTCCTTATTTGGCCCAACCTTCTTGAGACCCATGCTCATCGCGACCGACAAGGCAACGGCAACAACGCCAACTTTTAGGTTTGAAGCATTAACTAGCCCGTCAAAATCTGCTCCGGTGGCCAGCCATGAGCCAAGGTAACCCTGGGCAAATGTTCTTGCTGCTCTCTCAACAACGTCTTTCATGAATGCTTGATTCATCATGTTCTCCCATTTTTGAATAGATGACACAACAATAATATCACATGTATTTTTTTATTCGCCGTGAACCAATTACTGCTCTCGCTGCGCTATTTATAAATTAGTATCTTTAAAACGCCTATGAAAAAACCACAAAAACCAACAATCGCATTTCTTACCCATGACTGGTCGTGGGGAACGAACCCACTACAACCAAATGGGTGTGCTTGGTATAGGTGTAAGTTGCCTGCGGATGAATTGAATAAGCGTGGCTGGTTTTCTTCTGTTGGATTCCCAGGTTTCACAACACAGCGTGGTTTCGGAATGCTTGTCGAAGGAGATAAAGCAGTTCACGGTTGGGACATTATAGTTTTTAAATTATTGATGCAACAAGAAGTACTAGATGCCATGCCACTTGCCCGTGCGATGGGTCAAAAAATCGTAGTTGATGTTGACGATTGGTTTGATGGGTTGTCTGAATCAAATAGGGCTTTTGAGGCAACACATCCAGATAAAAATCCAAAATCAAATCGCGAAATATATTCTAAAATAATTCTTTCTGCTGACGCCGTAATCACATCAACGCCATTCTTGTTCGACTACTACGCAAAACAACGAGATAATGTTTTTCTCGTCCGAAACGGGATAGACCTGCCTAGGTGGCAAAAAAAACAATTTCGCTCGAATAAAAAAACAAAAGTTGGCTGGGTTGGAGCTACGCATTGGCGCTCAAACGACCTAGAGCAATTATCTCCATTTCTTGGACAATACCTAGAGATAAGAAATCTTGGATTTCATCACTCCGGACACAGCACCACTGCGCCACAGGCAAACCATATGTTTGGCATTCCTGATTCAATTACGAAAATGTCGCCAATGGTTCCAATTCTTTCGTACCCATCACTTTTTCAACACATTGACATTGGGCTGATACCGCTGAACAACATCTCTTTCAATCATGCAAAATCTTTTATTAAGGGACTGGAATATGCTGCAGCTGGTGTGCCTTTTGTTTCATCCTATTCGCCTGAATATGAGCTCCTTGCCAACCAGGGGATAGGACGGGTTGCTCGTTCAACGTCTGAATGGGTTTATCATTTAGATGAGCTCCTCGACGCAAGAATGAGAAAAGATGAAATCGACGAAAATTACGAACTTCTTAAAGATTTCACCATGGATAAGCGTGGTGACGACTGGGATGCAACGTTTCGCGTAATATTGGAGAAGATATGAGTACGACAGAATTCCTTGAACAGCAGTACGCAGAACTAACCGTTCCGGCACCAGAACCAGGCCCAGCTGACTGGAATGACAACGGCTTCGTGATTAAAAAAGGACTTCTTCCAGAAGAACTAATGGAACGCTACGAAGCTTGCTGGATTGAAAACAACGCAGAATACGTAGACGGTCAATTCTCAATGACTCGACCTGGAGGTTGGCCAGACTGCACGCCATACAGAAGACACCCAGAGGTAATGGAAATCCTTACGTTCAAGGGAATTAACGACACAATGGAAGAGCTCATTGGCGAACCGGCGGCCGTTCACCTTAACCTGACTGGATGGGTTACAACAACAAGAAACTGGCATCAAGATACATACCTAAATCCAGAACATGTAGGAGATTTTTATGTTGCAATATGGATTGCGCTTGAAACAATCAATCCAGATTCTGGTCCGTTTCAACTAATACCTGGCTCACACAGGTGGCCTACGGTAACACGGGAAAAAATTCTCCAGGTACTTCCGCCGGAAAAACGAGATTATCGATGGCCTACATACAGCGAAGAAATTCTTACCCCTATATTTACTCATCAAATTGAAAAGCGTAATGCTGAAGTTTTAACATACCTGCCAGAACGCGGTGACGTTTTATTTTGGCATGGACGACTTCTTCACAGGGGTTCTTTACCAAACCAAACGGGAATGATTAGAAAATCACTTATTGCCCATTATTCCGGAATTAATCATAGAAGTGACATGCCAAAAGCAGAGCGCCACGGAGATGGTTGGTACTTCCCAATCGATGGCGGAAATGTAGGACGATAATGAATTTACTTAATGCCGGCTGTGGAACTCATTACGCAAAAGGATGGGTCAATACCGATACATGGGTTACTGAGGACACGCGACCAGACGTTCGTGTTGAGCCCGGCAAACCCTATCCATTTGACGACAATTATTTTGACGCAGTATTTCTTGGGCATGTGCTTGAGCACATTCCATGGAAAGAAGTGCCTGCATTCGTTTCCGATATGAAACGAATAGCAAAACCTGGAGCACAGTTCCTTATTTGTGGACCAGACGTCAGACGAACAATCAAGCGATGGGCTCAGGGACAAGAGCCATGGGAAATGGTCTTGTCAGTCATGGAGCACCTTGATGTTGAAGATACGCATGTTCCCGGCCTTGAGTGGTGGGATGGTGCGCACCACCACTGGAACTGTCATCACGACAGAGTTTGGAAACTCTTACATCAGGCTGGATTTACTGAAATGCAAGACGTTTTTGACGTCATACCCAAAGACCCATCTGGCAGCAGCTGGATGAACGATGGTATCAAGTGGCCAGTTGTTGGTCATTGGCATTGGCACTTCGCAATTATGTGCACAAACAACAAATGACGCAAGTTGCTTTTATTTAAATTGATTTAATAAATTATATTTAGCACACTCCAAAAAAATGCTAGAATTAGTGGTATTTTTTTGGAGGTGTAGGTGTTCAGAAGGCGTAACCGTGTAAACAAACCTGCTCTTGTGATGGCAGTTCCGTCAGTATTTTTTCTGCTTATCTCGATTTTTGGTTTTTCCGTGCCCGCTGGGGCGACATTCACCACAAATACTCAAATATCCAATGGACAAGCCTTCCTTCAAGGAGAGTATGCCGAAGTTGGCGTACGAGCCAACGGAGCCTTTGGCTCAACGAGCGTTCCTTCGGGTTTCCACGCAAACCCAACAAACTGCCTCGGATTCCGAGTTGACCGTGAAATGGACGGCTGGGGTGAAACAACGGATGACGGAGACTACTTCTGTCCAGGCTCACCTTTTGAGGGCTGGCAAATGAAGGTTGCTGGGAGTATTGGCAAAAACGACCACGGTCAAACACTTATCGCAGGTGCGGTTTCTGACATTCAAGACTCTGGCTCGTCTCAATGCGTTTCTTGGATTAGTGCCAGCCCATTCAACGGCGTAAGTGTTTCGCAAAGGTACTGCGTTCCAACGGCAGGGCAAGCGCTTCATACGGACGTGACTCTTACCAACACAACCGAGTCCGCAATTAGTGATGTGTATTTTGGTCGAGGCTTTGACCCAGACAACGCAACTGGCTCTGGCTCTATGACTTGTGCTGGTGGAACCGTGAGTACATCAATGTTCCAGTCTTGCAACGGTGTAACTGGTCAAGGAACAGAAGCACAAGCAACAGCAAGGTGGGGAAATAACGCATTTATTGCTCTTCAGTCATTTGACGCTCGTGCTCGTGTTGCTAGACAAACTGGTGGATTTTCTTCCCCAGACCCTGCTGACATTTGGAACGCTGGAAACACACTTGCAACTAGCGGAACATATCTTGGCAATGTTGGAGAAATGTATGCCGACGCAGGAATATACGTTGCCCTGAATGTTCCAACACTTGGAGCTGGCTCTTCAACTTCGTTCCGCATTAGCTATGTTCTTTCGGCTGATGGAAACAATGCCCCAGTTCTTGGCTCTCCGGTTGTAAGCGGTATTGGCCAGACTTCTGCGACTATTGCTTCAACAGTTAACCCAAAGGGTTTCTCTACCACAGCAGAATTGGTCTACTCAACTGACCCGGACTTTGGAACTTCTAGCACAATATCAATGGGGACTTTTACTGGTTCAGATGAAGTAGCTATTGATGCAGAGATTACTGGTCTTGACCCAAGCGAAACCTACTACGCAAAGATTGTTGCAACTAATGAAACTGGAACAACAGAGTCTGCTGTATTTGACTTTGAAACCCTTGCAGCTACTGCGCCAATAGTTTCATCAGAGGAACCAACTGTCACAGTTGATGACGGTCCTGTGACGCTGTCCGGAACGCTAAACCCCAATGGATTTAGTTCTACAGCTGTATTTCAATACAGCACGACGGCTGACTTCTCTGGAACTGTCGTTGACATTCCGGTCTCTGGAACTTTTACTGGCACATCTCTTTCAACCGTATCAACAGTTGTTGAAGGCTTGACTGGTTCAACCACCTACTACTTCAGACTAAAAGTCACTAATGCTTCAGGCTCGGCATATGGCTCAACTCTTTCTTTTGTTCCTGCCGACATTCCTGCCCCCACTGCTGCTTACCTGAATCCAGTTACAAACCTGACGGCTGTTGCAAACGCAGACGGAAGTGTTGACCTTGATTGGGATGCATCGGCGGCAAGCAATACCGCCATCTATGGTTACTCGGTTAGTTTTTATGACCTAACCGTGATTGGTGGAGCCACGTCAGGAGGCTGGGGAGTTTGGACTAATCAAGGAACCAACTACTCGTTAAGCACTGGGATGTTTTCTGGAAGTAATCCTGTCACGACTGGATATGGACCAGTTCGTTTCGGTATCAAAGCGGGAAATCAGAGTTGTTTCTCCAACGAAGGAGTGGGTCCGTGCGTGTACGGACCAGAAGTGACTGTTGATGCAACTGTTCTTGACCCGACTCCAGTAACTACTACTACTACTACTACTACAACTACGACCAGTACGACTGTCGCTCCTGTCGTCGTGACTCCCCCATACGGTACAACAGTGCCACTCCCGCAATACCCAGAGCCTGAAACAGAATCCACAACGGTGCCGCTTCCCGTAGAAACAGAACCTGGAATCGAATTGCCGACAGAGACAATTCCAGAATATTCAGAACCAATTGGAATAGACCCAACAGAAACCGAAACGGTAGTAATAATAATTCCACCAGATGATTATACCGTCACAGACATAGAAGACAACGAGCCAATCACGACGGTCATACTGGACAATATTCTTGAAGATACGTTCACTACCGATATTGACGCTGACGAGGTTGGCACTGTTCTTGACACACTTCTTGGCGCAGAACTTACCGACACTCAGTTTGACAATGTCCTAGAAGCCGTGTTTACCGAAGATGTTTCGGCAGATGTATTCACCGAAGCACTGACGACGATGCTGGATGCAGACATCACTAGCGCACAGTTGACGGCAGTTTTGGATTCAGCGTTCTCAGAAGATACTTCTGCTGAGAATATGGTGTCGGCTTTGGTGTCAATCTTTGATGGTCCGCTTAGTTCTGGCGACCTAGACACAGTTATGGCAGCCGTATTTGACGAAGATATATCGGTTGCGGACACTATGACCGTACTTGGAGACTTGCTTGAAACAAACCTAAGCGCGTCAGAAACAGAAGCAATCTTTGACAGCGTGTTTGACAGTGACCTTTCCGACGCAGAAACCATTGACCTCATCGTTGATGTGTTGGAGGAAGAACTCACCTCAGAGTTGTTGAACACTGTTCTTGGTGCGGTCTTTGACGAAGAAGTAAGCAACGAGGTTTTGATTGAAACCTTCACCGCAGTCTTGGGTAATGAACTAGACGCTGAGTCTGTTGGTGTAATCGTGGATGTGTTGGAATCTGACACGATTTCAAGCGAGCAGGTCGGACAAGTCGTCACGTTGGTAATTGAGCAAGAGGGTGGCATTGAGTCAGGACAAGCAACCGAACTTGCAACTAGCGCCAAGGTTCTCGAAAGCATTGACGGCGAACAAGCAGCCTCAGTGTTTAACGCAATCGTTGTTGCCGAAGTTTCCGAAGAAGCGGGTGCTGCAATTTCAGAAGCACTCACCGAGGCGCCAACCGATGTTAAGGAATCATTTGAAGAAGAAATCAACGTATTCGCCGGAGTGTTTGATACGTATACCGCATTGGGTTCTTCTATAGATGTTGGTACAAGAAGAAGCGTAATTGCGGTAAACTTGGTGACCAGTACTGTGGCTCTAGCCGCTGCTGCTGGTGGAATACCAACCCCAGGCTCTAGTCCATCTAGCCCATCTGGCCCAAGACAAGACGTTGCGGTCCGCAGGGAGGACGAAGAAGCCGAGGAAGGTGGAGCAATCGAGGGCGAAGGTCCTGAATGGATTAAGAGAATATCTATTTACAAATACGAAGATGGAGTAAGAGTTATGGACTGGAAGAATTTCACTAAGAAATTTGTTTACGGAGTGATGGGCTCTGGATTCACTCTTGCTGGGGCAGTGGTGATGTACTTCACATTGTCCGGGTTTACCCAGCAGGTAGCGCTATGGGGTACGTCAATCGCATTTGCTTGCGCGATGTACCTCCACATGAAAGAGCCAGATGGGGAATAAGTACTCAATTTAGTAACTTATTATTATCCAACTTTTGTTGTAAAATCTTTTAGCGTTCTTTAGCGCTCTCAGTTATTTGCACGAAAAGAGTTGACAATGAGCAAGCTTGCATGGGATTACATCGTCCCCGTAGTTCTTCCAAAAGACCTTAAAGGCATCGAACCAGGAAAGCTCCCTGCCAATCTTTTAAGAGCTGTCCCAGGCGGTGGGAAAATGCATTGGATTGCTGCATCCGCATGGACGGCAATGGTTGAGAAAGCAAAAGCTGAAGGTGTTGAACTAAAACCGACTTCCAGCGGCGATACATATAGAGATTACGAGAGCCAAAAAAAAGGATTTCTCACCAGATACCAGCTTGAGCCAGTAGCCGGTACCAGCACAAAAACATTTGAGGGGAAGACTTGGTATCTCAAGAAGGGTATGGCGATGCTTGCCACGCCGGGTAAATCGCAGCATAACCTCGGCTTGGCCGTTGACGTTCATTCAGCATCAGAACCAAAGCGCCTCAACTGGCTTATTGCAAATGTTAAAGAGTTTGGTTTCTCATGGGAAGTGGTTCCATCAGAGCCATGGCACCTTCGATATGTCAACGGCGACAATGTTCCGGCATCTGTAAAAGCATGGATGGACGCAAACGGAGTAGTTGCTCCAGCAGGTGGTGCTCCAGCCCCAGCATCTGGTAGCAACGACATAAGCAAGCTCCAAGAAGCACTTAAGGCTAAGGGTTTCTATAAGGGCGCAATCAACGGGCAAAAAGATGCCGCAACCGACGAAGCAATTAAGGCGTTTAAAATTGCCAACAATCTTGCAGCTGACTCGGTAGCTGGTCCAAAAGTAAAAGAACTTCTCGGCCTTTAACAACAATCGAGGGACTATGCAACAAGCAATTCTTCCAGCAATAATCACAGGGTGTTTCGGAATTCTTATTGCCCTTGTGCAAAAGGGCAGAAAAGAAAACACACGCGACCACGGAATTGTCGCCGAACGCCTAGAAGCACTGCGTGAAGATATTCACGATATTGATTTAGATATAGCTGTAATTGAAGCAAAAATAGATGGCCATATCAACGACCATGCCGTTGGTTTGGTTAGCGAGATACGACACAAGAAAAAGAGCAAGGTATGAATAACTTAAAGCACATCGTGCTTAGAATTCTTGCTGTTTTTGCATCAAATGCTCTTGGCGTCATCGGAGCTGGTGCAATTGCTGGAATCCCACTGTGGAAAGCATGCTTTGTTGCCGGCATAGGCGGCGTAGCAACTGTTGTGGAAAGACTCGCTCGTGCATATATGGATGACGGTAAACTCTCTGTTGCAGAAATAGACGGAGCCTTCAGCCAGGCCAGACAAGAGGTCGAGGCAAAAGCGGAAGAGGCATCTGCGACTAAGAAAGAAAAATCAGCAACTGCATAATTTGCTGCAACTAAATACCTACACCTATTTGACATTTTGCTGTGATAACTTTTTGTTGTCCCACCGCGCCCAAGGTCGAACCACAATTTTGAAATTTATCCGAAATGCCCGCACCTAAAGAGATAGAACAACTATGGCACTGTGATGGCCACGAACTTCTTCTTAGGATAAACCGTGCTGAACTCGAAATACTCTCCATCTTCTGTCCACATGAGGAAAAAGATGGGCCATGCAAGAATCGGAAAGGCGAGTGCATAGTCTCAACACACATCACCAGATACGGGATGGACTGCAATGGTGGCGTATCTCCGGCAATGGAGAAGCTATCTCTCTGCTGGACGCTTATAGGAGATGTAGATGATATCGATTCTTCACAGCTGTGGTTTATGCCGACATCCGACGATGTGTTTCAAGCATGGATTATTGCGAACAACGAAGACGAAGAAACTACTGAGAGCGATACTTAGATTTTTGACTTGCTCGTCTATTTTTAATTAATCTCATCCTGTTTTCGACAGCAATAAGTATTTCTTCTTCTTCGTCATACTTGTCCATGCTGTCTGATTTTGCAATATTTGATATCTGCTTATTTGTATTAGCTACATACCTTTTGCCAAGAAATCTTTCTTTTTGACCGCGGTAAACAGCGGCTGATTTAAAAATCTGCTCAATTCCATTTTCTGTTATGAGCCACTCATCCTCTGATGCCCGGGATATGTAGCCATTTTTCTCCAAAGACTTTAATTGCTCTTTAGCGCGAGAGATTCCAGTTTCATGGAACACACCCCGAAGGCATTCTTTTAATTGAATTGCGCTAAATGACCGTCCGTAAGACTTCATCATTTTTGCGAAGCAAAGGGTGTTGTACCCAGCTGAGTTGTAAACGACTAATCCTTTTGTTGAGCCTGGCATGAGCTGGAAGCGTATTAGAAGGGTTCTTGTTCTACAACTTCATCTTCGTTTTTTTCTTGCGTTGAGTACATCGATTCAATCGCATTGGCAAAATGTCGTATATCAGGTTGCTCAAGAACGAGATTTTGGTTAACCCGATAAATATTTTGGCGATTGACTTTTGTCTTTGTAATTAGACCAGCATTAATCAGCTGCTTAACTGTTTTGTCAATCATGGTTTCGCTTAAATCTAAGTATACAGAAATTGCGCGAATAGTCATAGTCGGGTCTTCAATTATCGCAATCAACACACGTCCAGGTGTTGATAGAAGACCTATGTCAGAATCACGATGGTAACGCAAAACCTTCTTGCTGTCTAATGCGCGAAGTATTTTCTCAAGCGTTTCTTCCGTCGACTCCCCAGGTCTCGCATCGATAACTTCTTCCAAAGCTTTTTTAATGTCTTCAGTTTTTTGTGCCCTCATGACATGTCACCCGCTCCCCACGTCCATGGTGTACTATCAATTGGGGTCACGACAGAGGTCACACCACAATTCACAGTCGGTAAACGATTCATACCAAGAGAGAGTAGCAGGTGGGGATAATGCTAAAAGATGCATTGAATTCGCTAAAGGCGACGCAGGGTAAACAACAGCTATGTAAGTTGGGAAGATTGGTCACTGACCTCGAAGACGATGAATCACAGCTTCTTATTGACATCCTGCGTAGCGACGTGTCCACAATGAATTTAGTTCGGACACTGAAGTCAGAAGGCATATCGCTAAGTCGAGAATTTCTCGGAGAGAAAAGAAATTGCTTCAAAGATGACGATGAAGCACGGACATGCTGCATAGCAGAGAGGCTAAAGAAATGACCACAAAGAAAAAGCCAACATCAAAACTGGGTGAAAAATTAAAAGCCGTCAAGGTGGCCCAGCAAAAAGAAGATGCTAGCGCCAAGGCTCTCGGTGATATCGCAGCGATGCTCAAGGCCAAAAACATCGACCCGTCCGAAATTGGGACTATTAACAAAGTGTCGTTGTATCAGACGGTAACAAAGAACGAATTGGGCGAGACGGAAGTCCATAATTTGCAAGCAATTCAGTTCAGCCCCACTTGGGACCAGGGGCCACAGTGGCCACTAATTGAACAAGGCCCCAAGATACAACTACAAAAGTCAACGACAAAAGTCACCCGTCCGAAAGGCTGGGAAGAGGCTGTCATCGTACCTGATATACAAATCGGCTTTTACCGTAAATCATTGGATTCTATGGACCTGGAACCAATCCACGACGAGCAGGCAATAGCAGTAGCCTTGAAACTGATTGAAGACATCCAGCCAAATCAAGTGGTGATGGTCGGAGACAACTTAGACTTTGCAGAATTCGGCAAATTTTTGACTGCTGCTCCGTTTAAGCAACTAGTTCAGGCAGCTATCGACAGGGCAACAATGCTTTGTGCCCAAATTAGGTCAGCTGCACCAAATGCAAAAATCTCGTGGATTGCCGGCAACCACGAAGCCAGAATGGCGAGATATGTCCAAACCAACGCCGAAGCCGCCTTCGGAATCACTAGAGGCAAACTCAATGACGAATTGAGGGATAACTGGCCAGCCATGTCGGTTCCATACCTTTGTCGAATGGACGAGTTCGGGGTTGACTATATTCCTGGATACCCAGAGTCCTATGTCAGCCTGAATGAAAACCTGATGGTTATCCACGGACACAAGGTTACGTCCAATGGTTCAACGACCAGTAAGTACCTAAATGACGCCCATGTGTCGGTGATATACGGACATATCCACAGGACAGAGTATGCCTTCCGCACTCGTCTGTCCAAGAATGGTCCAAGAACCATCATGGCGGCAAGTCCTGGCTGTCTCTGCAGGATAGACGGCGCAGTTCCTTCCACGAAATCTGGCGCAGATGAATTCGGACGTCCTATGCTCATGGGAGCAGAGAACTGGCAACAGGGAATGGCAGTAGTCCAGTACCAGCCGCCAGGGGTAGGCAACGAATGGTTCAACTACGAGCCAATGTGGATTTATAACGGACGAGGATTCTTCCGAGGCAAGGAGTACAGCGCATGAGTTCAAACGACCTTCCGCAAGAGTGGAGCGACTATTCAAAAGAAAACCTCCTCGAGGACATGGAACTTCTGAGGAAACAAGGTTTGATTGAAGTAGTAGGGATAAATAGTGACGGTGATTGGCTGTACGCCCTCACCGAATCAACAAGAAAGTTAATTGACGAAAACAAGTCAGACGACCCTTGGGCTGTGATATCACAACTACTCATCGATGAACTACCGAATAGAGACGATATCAGTTGACAACAATAATCGGCATTCAGGGAGATGGGTTCTGTATAGCGACCGCTGATTCGCGTATCGCTGAGACCGATGCCGAGTCAAATTTGATTTCGCAAATTGTCGGTCTAAAAGAGAACAACAGCAAATTAGGGATTAACGGTAAGTACATACTCGGCGCTGCCGGCGACCTGCGGGCAATAAATATCCTGCATCATGCATTCAGCCCACCAACTCCGCCCCCAAATCTCAAAGGCAAGAAGCTTGACCATTTTGTTACAGTTAAATTTATCCCAAGCTTGAGAGAATGCTTCGAAGCACAGGGATATGCCTCACCCGACAACGATTCAAAACAACATATCGCCGAACACGCTTCAACGATATTCATGGCTGTCAATGGACAGATTTACATCATTGACGGTGACTACTCATGGATTTCAGACTCCAGTGGGATGTTTGCCATCGGAAGCGGCGCTCAGTACGCACTCGGAGCGATGTTCGCCATGCAACCGAAAGGCAAGATGACTGTTGGTGCAGCGCGAAAGCTTGCACTAAAAGCAATCGCCGCATCTGCCAAGTTCGACCCCTATACCGGTGCTCCGTACCATACGTTTTCACAGGGATTAGATAAAACCACTGACCGCTAGTTACTTCTGGATAAATTTATCCTGACTCAGATGACTAGATAAGTCCATTTAGGACAAGAAAGAAAGCGCCGCTTTTTCCTTTCACGGATTACAAAGGCCGCGTAATCCCCTAGGACCGCATAACGCAATCCGTTATGCCTAGAGACTAGATAGGGGTAAGGCAGAGCAATGGGGTGCCAGTAGGGGCAAGGCATAGTTGCAGGGGGGGGTAAGGCATAGTACGAACCAAAACCAACATCCACTTGACCACCACCTACCAGCAATTACCTAGTAGTAATTATCCAAAGAGATAAGAAATTCATCTTTTCTCTGAGGAGATTTTGTGACAAGCAAGAAAGAAATATCCAAACAAAAATTACCCAATAAAAATACCCAACCATTTTCAGAGATAGCTATACCTGCGAAAGATTGGTTTCAACTGGCAGCCTGTAGGGGAAAGACCGAACTAATGTTTCCCAAACAACATAAGGATATTACTTACATTGCACAGGCAAGAACCATCTGTAGGGCGTGCCCGGTTCGAGACAAGTGTTTAGAGTACGCACTTGAGTTTCCACCTGCTGATATGCACGGTGTTTGGGCAGGACTAACGAGCAGACAGCTTGCAGCAGAACAGAGAAGAAGAAAGATAAAGCCAACACGGCCAACGCTTGCACAGATGTGGGGAAATTAAATGTCCACCCGGGCACCTCACTTGAGGAGGGGTCATGCACCCGACGCAAGGAGTCGTCGGTAGACGATGGCATAACCACCAAGCGAGTTAATTCCGGCCCGAGTGGACGAGAGTAACTTAGCACAACAGATGGCCGGCATCTAACAAAAGGCAAAAAAAGACCAAAAATCCTGCGCCGGCGGTCCTAAAAATTTTTTTTCGAAATTTTGTAATTACAAATTACATAATGCGCAAGTTGCAAGTCTCACAAAATTGCCACTCATTTAATTGGGTAATTTTTTGCAGGCAATCTTTTTTGCCGCACGGCTTTAGTAATTGTTCCCCGCGCACGTACGCCAACACTTGCTCTTCCACTGTTGGTATTGAGAATTGCGCAGAGCCAGGAGCAGGGAATCCCTTTTGGTTGCGTACGAATTCATAGAGTGCATAGATGCACAATTGATTTACAGATATTCCCTGTTTAGTTGCGTACTCAACTATCTCGTTTTTCACCCGGCCTTTTAGTCGGATGTTCAGCGTTACATAGCTGTCGAGATGTTTAGTCTTTTTGCTTTTAGCGCCCATCTCGCTCGACCAACGACTCTATGTACGCAGTCAAGCTCAAGTCGACGGCGTCGGCCTGATGCATGAGTTTTTCTTTAAATTCTTTTGTGACGCGCAATGTCAGCGTCACTACTGGCTTCGTTGGTATAAGAGCTGGTCTGCCTGGGTTTCTCTTCACAAACCAGAAGCTAGCCCAGGACGACAGACCTCATTGCAACTACTAGCGAGACAACAATAAATATCTTCAGCAGGAAAGCAATCCTGGAATACATTACAGCATAAATAAAAAGACTAGAAAAAAATAGGTAAATTATTGTTGGGGTATTCATTTACTACTATCCAATTCAGGAACTGAGTACCGGTCCATATCTAGTTCATTGACGATTCGTTCATATGTACGACAGAATGCTTCTCTGTCTGAATTGGTGTGCATTCCCCAGGCAGCGTCTCCCAGTGCCCTTACTGTAGAGCGGAGGGCGTCCGACATCTCAACTGGGTTACCCACACCAGAATTGACGTTAGAAATTACGGTAAGGAATTTACCCCAAGCAACAAGGGGGTCATCGAATGAGGTCATTTTTGTACGCCTATTTATTGTGGCACGGCGTATCTCGCCAGGCCTGGGCATGAACTGGGCACTGACCGCAATCTGGAGGAAAGCCTTCTTTGTCTCGTCGTACTCCAGGTCATGGAGTAAATCGTGCCAGGACGAATACAGGGTCATTAGTCTGTCTTCTGCCGAGGGGAGTGTTTGGTTGTAGGTGGCATAGGCCTGCTCTACCAATTGAACTAATTCGGTTTTAGTCACTCGTCATCCTCTTCTTCATTGCAGCGTAGGGGTCGGGTAATCCTATCTATCTCACAGTCGCATGGTGGTTTGCTCTTGCCGGCAATAATCATTTATCCCCACTTATCCATTTATCTCGAGCTGTGTTGCCTGTCTTTTCTTCTAGCTTCCTTAGGAACATCTCGACGTGCTGTGCGTCAATGAAGATGTTATGGATATCGTTGTACTTCTTCCCGTTGGGGTTCTTGCCCATATGCCAATCAGAGACAAGGCATCCGTCTATAGCGTCCTTGCAGGACTTGATTCCGTAGTTCTTGATAGCCCATCCAATTCTTGCCGCGCGTTTGGCGTCCAGGACTGCAGCTCTTTTGGAATGGCGTTCTTTCCAATAGTCGAAAACTATTTTCTTTGCATCTTCAGAAATTGTTTCCGCCGCCGTGCGTTGGTCTTTGGTGTGCTGATTCGGACCGCGCTTCTTCTTCTC